GAATTTGCTGATAATCCCCTCACTAGGCGTTGTTCATAACCATCACCAAGTTTTACAACAATATTATCTTGCTCAATTGTTTGAGTTTGTCCGTATAAAGGTTGGATTGATGGAAAAGTTGCCATTATGCAAGTAAACCTCCGCTTCGTTTTTCTCTTACAAGTGTTTCTTGAACGACTAAAGCAATTGTCTGCCCTAGTTCCTGTGAACCAGCCTGATCACCTTGTACAGTGCTGCCAGTCGCATCTACTGAAACATTAACTATATTTGTTATACTATCGCCCCCAGATGCTACAGATGGAATTATAGTACCTGATCTGTTAGGAATAAATAATTCTGGTTGACGTTCTCCAACAATATAAGGCTGTCCAGCTTTTACAGGACCACCATTTGCCTTGAAAAGACCTCCAATAATGCTCCCAATAAGGTTTCCAGCACCATTTTCTTTTTTTCCACTAAATCCACTTTGAAAACCTTGAAACATTTTATCAAGAGCAAGATCAAGTAATTTTCTTTTAATTTTATTTAAAACATCATTCATTGCATCACCAAAGGATTTTGCTCCCATAATTGCATCTGCTAAATTATCTTTTATATTGGCTTCGATTTCTTCACCGATAGCCTTCATTGTTTCCTTAAGTTTTTTCGCTTCCTTTTCTTTATCCTTAAGCAATTTAATACTATCTTCTATTTTTCTATTTTCTGCTTCTTGATTTAAAATTTGTTGAGCTAATTCTTCTCCATATTTTTCAACAAGCTCTTCTTTTCTCTTTTCTAGATCAAATTGTTTTCTACCTTCTTCTGTACCAATTTTCATTCTTTCTTCTGTTTCTTTTAATTGTGCATTTTTCTCTATTAAGGCATTTTTCGCTTTTTCAAAATCTCTAAATAGTTCAACCCCTTGAATCATTGGCAATCTTGTTTGCAATCTTTCAAGCTCCTTACGAGCTTTTCTTAATTGATGTTCTAAAGAATTGTCTTCTTGATACATAAATCCCATATCGTCTTTCATTTTTTTTATTTTCGTTTCTAAATCTTCTATTGTTTTAGTAGTTTTTTTAATTTGTGCCTCTAAATCTGCTGAACTCCCTTTCTCTATAAGGTCATTAAATTCTTTTTGTCTATTTATTGCTTTAATTATTGCATTCGTAAGGAAAATGAAGCCAGTAGCTAAGGCGATCATGGGTAAAGCATTCATTGCAATAGCTAAACCTCCTGTGGCAATAGCTAATGCTTTAGTAGATATACTTGCTGTAGCTTGTGCTTTTGCTAATGCTATTGCACCTGCAGATGTTGCCCCAAATTTTGCAGTCAAAATGGTTAATTGTGCAGACAGCAAACCACCTGCAACCGTCAAACCTTTCACCGCTAAACCAATACCAGCAATAACAACTGCCGTTTGACCACCTTCCGAATTTAAAAAATTTACTAAAACTGTTAGTCCTTGTACTGTTGAATCCAAAACAGGTAAAAGTGCCTTCCCTAAACTTTCACTTAAATCATCAAAAGACTCTTTTAATGCATCAACATTACCAGCAAAACCTTCACCAGCAGCAACAGACGCATCTTTATAAGCTTTCTCTATAATCTTTAAAATCATGGCATGAGCTTTAGCAGTCTCACCAGTTTTCGTTAATTGTTTGATTGTATCTATTTGAGTTTTATTAAAAGAAATACCAGAACGGTTTAAAGTAGATAAATTCCTTTCTGGATCTTCTAATGCTTTTGCTAATTGCATGAAAGATGTTTTTACGTCTACTTCATTAATCTGAGCAAGATCAGCTGCAGATTTAGCAACTCTTTCATAAGAGTCAACACCTATACTTCTAAAAGTTGTTAATAATGCAAATCCTCTAGTGAACTCGTCCTGACTAAATAAAGTTTGATTTCCTAATTTATTTGCCGCTTTTTGCAAACTTTCTAAACTTCTAGTCCCTCCTTCTAGATTTTTTAAACCTTGACTAAGAACTGCTATATCTCTCTGCCTGTTTGAAAATGTACTTAGGGCTTTATTTACAGTTGAAAAAGCAGCCCCTACAGCAATGATAGGGCCTAATGTGGTTACGAATGTCGCACCTAATCCTTTGGCGGCCGCTGATGTTCCAGTTAAAGAAGCTGTGGTTTGTTTTGATGCTGTTGATAACTTTTTAGTAGCTAAAGTAGTATTATTTAAAGATGATACGGCACTCCTTGCATCAACTGTAAGTTTTACATTTGCCTGTGCCACAAATAAAAAAAGTCTTTATTCTATATTACCTTGATTTGGCTTTTTGTCGTTGTAATGCTTTCTTTTCTTCTTCACTTTTAATTTCATAGTAACCAATCCAGTATATAAATTCTGCCTCAGTCATATTCATCCTGAGTTCATGCACCGTTTTACCAAGTTCTGTTGCTAGGAAAAATTCAAACCGAAGCCAGCTATCCCCTTTTATTCTTTTTTTGCTGTATCGATATCAAGTGTTATGTCATTTAAGAAAAGTTCAATTTCATTTAAAACTTTTTCTGGGAGCTGTCTTTGTAACATTGGTGCATCTGACATATCAAAAGCTGGAGTTCCATCTTCTTTTTCTGCCATCTGACAAAGAAGTTGAGTAGAAATAATTAAAGCATCATCCGAATTTGCCATTTGCTGTGCTTTTACTCTTGCATACCTTGTAATTGGTTTGAAGTAGAGAGTAGTAACAACTTTATCCTTTGAATTTTTGACTTCAAATTTTCTTCTTGAAACCATTTCATCTTGAAAAGCTCCAAGTAAGACATCTGCGGTTCTTTGATTTGTCATAAGTCGGGGTTGATAACTTTAATAATTAGATAGCTGAAGTAATAGTACCGCTTGGCTTGAATGTAATATTAATAGTACTTACATCACCCATTGCAGAACTTTGCTCAAAGCTTGTTATAAGGCCACTAAAGCTTATTTTTTTAGTTCCGCTTGCACTATCAGGGAAAAGTTCAAAAGCAGCAGTTCCAGCATCACCAGTAACCAAAGCTCCATCAACAAAAGTTGCAGTTTCACCAGAAGCGGCGGCATCATAAACTAATTCAGCAGACCCTTCACCTTCAATAAGTCCACCAACAAAAGATTTAAAAGTGTCCCCTTGAACAGTAGTTTCTTGGGTATCTTTACTGATAGACATAGACCACGATCTAGTACCAAGAACTGGGTTTACAGATGAACCACCGTCATCAAATTTAACTTGCCCCACATCGCCTTTAACAGCAGCCATAACAATTAAAAGAAAGATTTATAAATATATTAACCTTTTTCTGACTTTTTTACAGCCTTTTTATTTAATTCTTGTTTTTCCATGTATCTTCTACATTGATTATCCCAGTACTGGGGTTCTCTTCTACCTTTTACCGCTTCAATAACATCAAGCATTTCTTCTGTGATTTCCATTTAAAGATCCTCATAAATATTAAATGTAATTCTTATTTGTGTTTGAAACTTACCTTCTGGACTTGATGATAAAACTTCAGGGCCAACAGGAGAATCAAAAATTACATTTGAAACTGTCACTCTATTGTATAAGTCTCTAATTCTTTTGCCAATGGTGTAATTAGATCCAGCCCCGATACCTTCTTCTGTAAATATATTTATTAAAACTAAACCAACAATATTATTAAAAGCATTAGATGTATCGCCTTGAGTAAGATACTCATTTGATCCAAAACTGGTAAGACACTGAACAAAAGTATCTTCTGTCGTGGAATCAAATGCCATGTTGTTAAATACAACAGAAATAGCAGGGCTTGATGCTAACTCTGTGGCTAACCTAGACTCAATTGTGGATCTGACGGTATTTAAATCTACAGCAGCCATGTTAAATGCCTCTCACTATCTTTTGATATTCTACTCTTGCATATTGTTCAAGCTCTTTTCCTATGAGTTCAGGAAAACCAGCAACTGTTCCTTGTCTTGTTCTATAAATTTTGCCCCATGATGGTGGTAAGTTAACACCAAAACAAACAGGCTCTGCATAAGAAAGATTATTAATAATTGTTCCTGTAAAGGCTTGTCGTCTGATATCTGTTTGCCATGCTGCCCTTAGCTGACCACCTCCTTTTGGTTCGCCTTGATAAACAACTCTAACTGGTGTTGCTTTTTTAACCCTTTTTGTCCACTCCAAAGTTGTAGAAGCTACTAAATCCTCTACCGCTTCTCTCATCACATCATCAATTTGATCTAGCCTTATTTTTCTTGTCATAGTTACCTTAAAATAAGATCAAAGCTTACTGCTGTATTATTTTGTTCATTCGTTACAACTTGAATAATTTTAAATTCA